AAAGAAAGACGACAGTTGGGCCTTCCATTCCCTGCGCCATTCCTTTGCCACATGGTGCGCGGAAGCGGGTGTTCCATTAAGAACGCTGATGGGTCTGATGGGACATGCCAATATTGAAACAACGTTACGATATGCAAAGGTTACGGACCAGGCCAGGGTCGACGCGATCAAAGCGATATGAGTCCGCCTAAGCGCCGATCTAGGCGCGTCTAGCACCCCGTCTGATACGCTCTTTGAGCACCGGGCGACGGGCAACTCTCACGAGTCCCATCGCTGGAATCCCCACGCGGATGTGGCGGAATTGGTAGACGCGCTAGTTTCAGGTAGGCGCTTCGACTTGTTTTGATCGATGCCAAGAAGCCGGGGTAACACCCGGCTTTCCCTTTGGTTACTGGATTCCACTCAGCTAATTGAAGTAGCGACGGATCTAGCGACAACCATTCCACATGAGACACCATGCCAACACCAGCTCAGATCGATGAGCAGCTCGCATTGGAGCGCCGCGCCATTGCCTGTGGCCGTGAGCGTCTCCTGGATAACACCCGCAAATTGGAGGAACGCACCTACGCATCAGCCACCGTCTATGGCTGCGCCAGCATCTCAGCAGCCGTACCGGAGGTGGCCAAGACCATTGAGGAGACGGTGCAGAGGATCCACAAAGGGCACAACGGGCGGGACTTTGCAACGATCCACCAGTACCTGGAGCAGATCGAACCTGAAGCTGCTGCCACGATTGCTCTCAAGCTCACGTTCGACAAGGTCTTCTCCCCCAAGGACCGAGCCAATGAGATTGCCAATGTGATCAACGGGATCGGACATGCCCTAGAGCAGGAAGCACAGATCCGCTGGTACGAAAATCAAGATGCGGATCTGATGGACCGCATCAGGAGGAGCTACTGGCACAGCGCTTGTGGCACCCAGCAGAAGGCCACGGTGGCCAGAACAATGATGAACCGCAATGACTACCACTGGCAGACGTGGGGAGGCATTGTGCGGGCCAAGCTGGGCGGCTGGCTGCTGGACTGCGTGATGCGTACCACAGGCTGGTTTGATCGCATCACAGTGGTCAGAGGCAAGGGCACACCGACATTGGTGGTGCCATCACTCCTATTTGCGATGCAGAAAGAGGAGCTGATGAAGGATGCGTTGATGTTCGCTCCGATGGCGTGGCCCATGCTGGTCCCACCGCGAGATTGGTCACCGATCAAGTCCGGTGGATACCTGACCAATGAGGTCATGAACGGTCATGAAATGGTCCGCAGGGGAGACCCGACACTAATACAGGGGAACACACCTCTCCTGTTTCTGAACAAGCTCCAGAAGGTCGCCTACACGCTCAACACATTTGTGATCGAGGTAGCTGAGACGCTACTTGAGCGAGGCTGCAAGGTGGGAAAGTTCCTACCAATTGTGGAGCTACCGCTGCCCAACAAACCTTGGGACATTGCGGAGAATGAGGAAGCCAGGCACGAATACCGTCGTGCTGCAGCGGAAGTCATGAATCAGAATGCAGCGAGTTTTAAACGCTCCTGCAGAACGAGGATGACCATGCAGACTGTGGGGATGTTCAAGGAGAAAGAGAGGTTCTACTTACCTGCGTCTTTTGACTACAGAGGGAGATGCTATTTCATCCCTGCATTTCTTACCCCACACGATACAGACTTTGGCAAGTCGTTGTTGAAGTTTGCTGAACCAAGCTTCATGACTGACGAAGCTGAAGGCTGGTTGGCTTTCCAGGTTGCCACGACATACGGCCTAGACAAGGCCACAATGCAGGAACGACAGGAGTGGGTCACGGCCAATCACAGCCTGATCTCTCGTGTCGCAACCGATCCACTTGGCAATTTATGTGAATGGGAAGGGGTATCTGAACCTTGGCAGTTCATTGCAGCTTGCGAAGAATACAACTCGTGTGTCATTGAGTGCTCACGAAGTTGGACATCATTACCAGTTGCAGTCGATGCAACCTGTAGCGGCCTACAGATTCTTGCAGGTTTAGCTAGAGATCAATCGACAGCACAACTGGTCAATGTATTACCAGCAGACTGTCCTAGTGATGCATACAAGGTGGTAGCAGAAGCAGCAAAGCCGAAGCTGCCTGAACACCTCGCTGCTCTCTTAGATCGGAAGGTCACAAAGAGAACAGTCATGACCATCCCATACAACGCTACAAAGCATTCCAACAGGGCTTACATCCGTGAGGCACTGAAAGAAAAGGGTGCTGAGTTTACTCCTGATGAATTGACACTCATTGTCAACGCAGTCAGAGAAGCGATGTATGAGGTTGTGCCTGGCCCGATGCGGGTGATGGATTGGATCAAACAAGAGGTTGGTGCTGCATTTAAACGTGGAGTAGACCGACTGCAATGGGTGACACCGTCTGGATTTGTCGTTAAACAGAACAGGCGGAAGTACTCATACAAACGAGTTGAACTGGAAATCCTAGGGACATGCAAGATCAAACTTGAAGATAGTCCTGAAGGCCCAGATGTTAATGGACACAAATCCAGCACAGCACCAAACCTGATCCACTCAATCGATGCATCGGTCCTACATCGTGCATTCCTGAAGTTCAACGCTCCGTTCACGGTCATCCATGATTCAGTCCTTTGCAGGGCAACAGACATGGGTGAACTTAATCGTGTAGTACGGGAGACCTACTACGACATCTTTAGCGAAAGCAATCCATTGATTGAATTTGCTAAGGCAATTGGCGCCGAGACCGAGCCACCAGTCATTGGTGATTTGGATCTCGATTCCGTCCTTGAATCAACCTACTTTTTTTGTTAATGGCCACCAAAACTATCGTCACTGAAAAGCCTGTTGTTCTTGAAGGCTATCAGGCTGTGATGAAACCAAGCAAGTTTGGCTACTCACTTGCTACTGTGTTTAGCGATGATCTCATTAAGAAGCTTGAGGAAGATCGAACCGAAAGCTTGAAGTGGTGTGAGTCGAAGCTGAAGAACCCGAAACGATCAACTCTCAAGCCTGAACCTTGGGAAGAAGTTGATGAGGGTAAGTTCAAAGTCAAGTTCTCGTGGAATGAAGAGAACATGCCCACTGTGGTGGATAGTGAAGGTACGGTTGTTACTAACACCAACCTGCCGGTCTATTCGGGGTCTACGGTGAAGCTGGCATTCTTCCAGAAGCCTTACATCCTCAAGGATGGTGTCACCTACGGTACCAGCTTGAAGCTGAAAGGAATTCAGATCATCAGTCTTTCAAGTGCTGCTGGTGTGGATACCGGTGACATGGATGCTGAGAACATCGCTGAACTGTTTGGCAAGACCAAAGGATTCAAGTCGGATGATCCGAACGTGACCCCGACTGCTGCTGCCAGTTTCGACGACGATTTCTGATAATGGCTTTCCGCTCTGGGTTGGAAGAGAAGGTTGCTGATCTTCTCACCAACCTGGGGGTTAAGTACGAGTACGAGTCAACCAAGGTTCCGTATGTCTTGCAGTGTAATTACACTCCAGACTTTCTTCTTCCTAATGGTGTCTACCTTGAAACCAAGGGACATCTGACGGAAGAAGATCGTCGCAAGATGAAGGCGGTGAAGGCTGCCAACCCTGACCTTGATATTCGGTTTGTCTTTCAATCCCCGTATAACAAGATCTACAAAGGATCAAAAACCACGTACTCCAAGTGGGCCGAGAAACACGGCTTCCTTTGGTGTGCTTTTCATTCCATCCCGATTGAATGGCTGACGTAGAACTGATTAAAGACATAGCTACCAATCTGATCATGGCTCTTGATAAGCATTCGTCACCGAATGACATCATCGAGGGCGTTGAAGCAGCACTGGACAGCTACGAAGAGTTGATCAACAGGTTTCACACCCAACAATGAGTGACAAACACAAGAAGTTCATCAAGGACAACATTGCTGACACCTTGATGGATGTCGAGGATCACATCAAATCAGGTGAGCTTACATGCGATGAAGTGGTCAACGCTTTCGCTGAAGCATTGACTGAACAGCATCAGTACTTTCAAGACACTGCTGACATCTATGAAAAGCTGATCAATGCAGTCATCTCACGATACAGAAACCACTAAATGCATTGCACATGAACCTTGCCCAGCTTGTGGATCGAGAGACAATCTCGGCCGTTACGACGATGGCCATGGCTATTGCTTTGGTTGTCAGTATTGGGAGCCTGGGTATGGAGATTACCAACGTCCTTCGACAAAACAACGGGTGACATTCACTCTTAAAGGTGAGGCTGTAACACTACCCAAACGGAAGATCAGTGAAGAGGTTTGTCAGAAGTACCGAATCCATCGGGAAGGCAAGCTTCTTTACTTCCATTACTTCGACCTTGATGGTAAGTGCATCGGAGCCAAGGTAAAGACCCAAGACAAGCAGTTCTACTGGGAAGGAACTCATGCAGAAACATTCTTTGGACAGCATCTCTTCCCTAGCAGTGGAAAAAGAGTGGTTATCACCGAAGGAGAACTCGATGCGGTTTCATGTTTTGAAGCTTACTCGGGGAATTGGCCGATGGTATCAATACCAGATGGTGCCAAGTCTGCCAAACGGTGCATCCAGAGGCAGCTTGAGTGGCTCCAGGGCTACGAGGAGATTGTCTTGCTCTTCGACATGGACAATGCAGGCCAGGAGGCAGCGAAGGAGGCGGCAAGCGTATTGCCACCAGGCAAAGTTAAGATCGCTCGCCTCAATGATTGGAAGGATGCTTCCGATGCACTACAGGCAGGCGAGGCACAATCGATTAGGGAGGCAATTTGGAACGCATCCCCGTATCGCCCAGACGGTATTGTCGAAGCGAAAAGCCTTCTAGAACAGATACTTACTCCTAATGATGTAGGACAACATGAGTATCCCTTCAAAGGACTTCAAGCCAAGCTTCACGGCATAAGATCAAACGAGCTGGTGACGATTACCGCTGGATCTGGAATCGGGAAATCGTCTTTTTGTAGAGAGCTGGCCACTCATCTTCTGAATAAGGGAGAACGAGTTGGATACCTAGCTCTAGAGGAAAGTAACCGTCGAACCGCCCTGGGACTGATGTCCGTGGCGGCCAATAAGCCATTTCACATTGGTGAACACTCACGTACTGAATTGACAGATGTCTACTCCAGAACCCTTGAGCATTGGCCGCTTTACCTTTTTGATGGCTTCGGTAGTTTTGATCCCGATGTTATTTACAACCGTGTGGAGTATCTTGCCCAAGGTCTTGATGTCAAGATTATCTTCCTTGATCACTTGAGTATCTTGCTCAGTGGTCTTGATGGTGATGAACGTCGAATGATTGACGTCACCATGACACGCCTCCGCTCATTGGTTGAACGAACAGGGATCTCCTTGTTTCTGGTTTCACATTTGCGGAGAACATCAGGTGACACAAACCATGAAGAAGGTGCCCGCGTGCATTTGGGACAGCTGCGGGGATCTGCAGCAATTGCACAGCTGTCTGACTCAGTTATTGCCCTTGAAAGAAACCAACAGAGCACATCTGGAGGAACTGATACGACTGTGCGAGTCCTCAAGAATCGCTATTCAGGCGAAGTTGGCGTCGCATGCACGTTGAAGTACGACCTAAACACTTGCCGTTTTATTGAAGATGACATCGCATCAGTGTTCGACACGAACCCAGACTTCTGAGTACGAACAAAAGCTCAACCGACCTAAGGCACCAACTGCTGAGATGGTCAAGCGAGCACAACCATTCCGAGCAGACATCGTTCAGATGGATGCAATCATCAAACATCCTACGCAACAGTTCAATGGATGATAGCCCGATCATCATTTGCACAGAAGAAGAGCTGATTGCGATGCATGCAAGAGGTGAAATTGGCCCAAATGGATATGTTTTGGAGATGAAGAGTCTCTTTGAGGTACTTTGCGATCACTACCACGTTGATCCACATTGGAGCCCAAATGATGTCTACTGAAAACATTGCTATTAACGATGTCTCTACTTATTTGGGTGCTGATGATTGCCACGGCTGTGCTGGCAATCGGCAATCATCCCTGGCTGGCGTTGATGGCTCTGACGCTCTGTTTCACGCTGAGGTGCTGTTGTAATGACTGATTCGATTACCCCACCGCCGGAGCTGGTAGAAAAGCTACAAGATCTCGGCAATCTTGACGCGATTGCACTTGCCTACCGAGCAGGCGCCGACCAGGAGCTGGAGGCGTGCTGTGAGTGGGTCATGATGGAAACGCCGGCCAGTGGAGTACATCTCCGCGCCGCCCGCCGCCCCAAGCCGCCGAGCTTGAAGGAGCAGGCGCTGGAACTAGCAAGGCCAGCAGGAACAGAAGGTGCTTATGTCACGTTTGGACCTGAAGAACTTGAACTTATCCGCCGCGCACTGAAGGAGCTTCCTGAATGACTAAACCTTTAACGCACAACAGAGTTGACATCAAAGCTATTTTGGCTGACCCCTTACTCCGAGAAGAGCTAATTGAGGGTTCTACAGATTTCATTTGCAAAGTTGAAGGTATTCGCCGCCGTAAAGAAGATTTGGAAATGACTAACCTTTCTTCCGCCGCGCACTGGAGGCGCTTCCTGAATGAAGCCAGAGCATAAACGGGCTCTCCGTTGCTTTCTTCTTGAGAAACTCCGCGAGGTGACGTGTCTCCAGTTAAGCGACCTGGCCGAAACTCATGATTGCCAGCCGTTTAATATGGCTGAACAATTTGAGATTGAGGTTGGACGTATTGAAAAACTCTTTTGTTACCCGCACTACGATGACTGAACTTCTCTCCCCCGCCGCGCAGGCGGTGCTGGATGCAGCAATTTCCGTTTGTCACCCGGAAACTGAAGTCGTTGCTTTTCAATGCACGCGATTGGAAGTGGCCGCCGCCCTGCGAGCTGTTGCTGATCAGGTGGTGCCGGAAGAATGTGCGGCCCGTTTCCCGAATGATTCCGCGTGGCAAGACGGGTTTACCGATGCCAACGAGCGTATCCGCGACGAAATCCTCGCCATCGCCGCCGAGCTGGAGGGTGGCAATGACTGACGCCCTGCTCGCCCTCGCCCTCCTGCTCGCCCTCGGCGCAGCGGGTGAGCTGTGCATCAAGGCGATCTTCGTGCGCCTGCTGCCGTTGCTGCTGAGGTTGCCTTCAAATTGAGAAATGAATGAACCTTCTCTTTGACCTAGAGACCGACGGCCTGTACAACACTGTATCCCGAATTCATTGTGTTGCTATCAAAGACCTTGGTAACAATGAGACTTATGTCTTCAACGATCAAGGTAGTCGTGACCCCATTGCGCGTGCTATCACGATGCTGGAAGGGGCAGAGACGATCATCGGTCACAACGCAATCGGATTTGATATCCCAGTAATCCAGAAGTTCTACCCATGGTTTACGCATAAACGTCCGTTGGATACCCTCATCCTCAGTCGTCTCTATCATCCTGACCTACTAGCCCTAGATCGGAAGGTTGATGCTGACGGTAAGACTACTTGCCGTTGGAAGCACATGCCACTGCAACTACTTGGCAGACACTCTCTTGAAGCTTATGGCTACAGGTTAGGTGAGTACAAAGGTAGCTTTGCAAAGACAACAGACTGGAAGGAGTGGTCCCAAGAGATGGAGGACTACATGGTTCAAGATGTACAAGTTACCCACAAACTATGGAAGCATTTCCAGAAATACCTGGATGGGTCAGTCTGGAGCACGAAGTAGCTCAGATCCTGACGAAACAAGAACTACATGGATGGTACTTTGATGAACGATCCGCTCATGAGTTGGAATCGGAACTTCGATGTACACTTGAATCGCTGCAAGGATCTATTAGACAACGGCACCCTTTCGTTGCGGGAAACGAGTTTACTCCTAGTCGTGCTAATGCGTCCCGAGGATATCTCCCTGGATGCGCTTTTACGCGCCTCAAGGATCTTAACCCAACCAGTCGAGATCACATTGCATGGGTGATGAAGGAGCACTACAAGTGGACTCCTAATCAATTCACAGAAAAGGGTAAGGCAACGATTGATGAAGTAGTACTCAAAGACATTGGTACACCCATTGCTCTTGAGTTCTTGAGTTGTCTTGAGATTGGCAAGCAACTTGGCATGCTGTCGGAAGGCGCCAATGCCTGGTTAAAGCTTGTCCGCAAGGGACGAATTCATCATCACTGTTCAGTTGCAACTAACACCCATCGCTGTGCCCATCGAAATCCAAACGTATCCCAAATACCAAGTGGAGAACGATTCCAGCGACTATTCCAGGCAACTCCAGGAATGGTCATGGCTGGGGCCGATTTTAGCGGCATCGAGCTGCGGATGTTCGCGCATTACCTTAGTAAGTATGATCATGGCAGATATGCTCAGATCTTGCTTAACGGTGATATCCACCAAGTTAATGCCGACAAGATTGGCATTAGTCGTAAGCTCGTCAAAACCGTTACCTACGCTTTTCTTTACGGGGCTGGGAACGAAAAGATTGGACTCTCCTATGACCCTCAGCTTTCAGCCGATAAGGCAAAAAAGAAAGGGGCTGAAATTAGGAAAGCGTATCTGGATGCAATTGAAGGTCTTAGTGATCTTGTTAATGCAGTCAAGAAAAAAGTTCAAGAAGAGAAGCACGTCAATTCAATTGATGGAAGGCGTATCTCTATCGATCAACCCCACAAGGGATTGAACTACTTGCTGCAGTCCAGCGCTGGTGTAGTTGCCAAACGGTGGATGGTGATGATCAATCAAATGATCAAAGAGCAAAAGATGGAAAGTCAGCAACTGGCCTTCATTCACGATGCTTTGTTCTACGAATGCCCCCCGGCTGAAGCCGACAACATGAAGTTCATACTTGAATACGCAGCTAGAGCTGCTGGGGAACTATACAAACTGCGCTGCCCAATCGAAGCAACCGGGAAAGTCGGACCAGACTTTTACTCAGTGCATTGAATGTCAGCAGCTAAAACCCCAGCACGAGTATTCACCTTGGCGAAAGGGTGATTCAAGTCATCGTAGATCAAGGTGTAAGGCGTGTGAGTCAGTTGCTGGACAGGCACTGGCAATGGCGAAACATCTAGCAGGTAATCCAACTCCACCTCCAATAGGAACTCCATGCCCTGTATGTGGTTCAAGGAAATACGCACTGTGTTTTGATCACGACCATACCACCAAAAGACATCGTGGTTGGCTGTGTAATCAATGTAATCGTGCCATAGGTCAATTAGGAGACAACCTAGCTGGCTTGATGGCGGCTGTGAACTATTTAACCAATGCCCCCACAGAAATCGAAAACAAACCTAGCCAAGAAACAATTTGAATCTCGATCTAAGTTCAAACACACGCACCAGGGGAACGGTCGTCGATCACTTCCTAAAGGCACACGAAAACTGCGTATTGGTCAAGGGAAATGACACTACTCATTGATGCTGACTACCTCGCATACAAGACCTGTGCTGCATGTGAAGATGAGATCGACTTCAACGATGATGTAATCGTTGTCACAAGTCGCTTCTCTGAAGTGCTGGACATGTTCCAGAGAGAGCTGACATCCATTGTGCAATGCATGGGGGTGTTTGATGATGTGATCCTGTTCTTCTCTAGCCCGAAGAATTTTAGGAAAAAAATTTACCCCGATTACAAGGGTCATCGAAACCGCAAGAAACCCTGCGGTTACAAACGTCTGCTGAACTGGTGCGGTGATAACTACACCACGATAGTAGTGGACAATCTGGAAGCTGATGATGCGATTGGTATCTACGCAACAGATCCAATTGAATACGGGTGTGAGCACATCATTTGCTCACCTGATAAAGACATGAAGCAGATCCCTGGTCTCTTGTATGACCTAACAAATCCTGTGATTGAGATCACCAAGGAAATGGGGGATCGTTGGCATCTGATTCAAACGATGAGTGGGGATCAGACAGACGGTTACGCAGGAGCACCCGGCATTGGCATCAAACGTGCTGATGCAATCTTTGAGAAGAAAGGGTGCAAGTGGCAGACCGTTGTTGAGGTCTTTGAAGAACGGGGAATGACTGAAGAGGATGCGTTGCTTAATGCACGGCTAGCTCGGATCCTCCAATACACCGACTATGACCACGAAAACAATGAGCCAATCCTTTGGACCCCCAGCTCCAGTAGTGGAGATGACAGTGGAGCAACAATTCAAGATGCGACGGCTGCAGGATCTGCTGCCTAATGCAAGAAAGGAAGACATCATTACTGTTCTCCTTGCATTGCAACATCAGAACTTTGTCCTTTCAAATACCGTATCGAACCTTGTCAGACAATGGCCACTAATCCAGAGCACTACGGGAGTAGTTGGAAAGTCGGAGACTTCATCCGAGAACAAGGGCTGAGTTTCCACTTGGGTAATGCTGTCAAGTACATCGCTCGGTGTGGGAAGAAAGCCACAGCAGACCCCATTGATGATCTCACCAAAGCAATCCATTACCTTGAAAACGAACGTGAGTTTCTACGAGAGCGCAGCACACGAATTCAGGATGAAGTACGAGCAGCCGCTTGGGCTGACGACTTCCTCTTTGAATCTGCAGCAGAATTTGATCGATGAGGAACACCTTGAGCTAGCTCATGCCTACATGTTCCTGAGGCAGGACATCACAAACAAGCAAGCACGAGAGCACATGCTGAAGGAGCTGGCTGACCTTGTGTATGTGTGTCACCAGATGGCAGCCTGCTTTGGGTGGGATCTTCAGGTTGCTTACAACCGTGTTCACGGCAGCAACATGAGCAAGCTTGGTGAGGATGGCAAACCTATCCGCCGTGAAGACGGCAAGGTTCTTAAGGGACCGAACTACTACGAACCTAATCTGATTGATCTTGTTTGAACTGTGAATAAAGAACTGATTGCACGCACTGGCCGTGTACAAAGTTGGATTGATGATCCAAACTCTCGACTACCAGTGTCCTGCACTGTGTTTGTCGTTGAAGATGAAATGGAGGGGCCGAATGGAATCGAAGCCAGTTGGAGGTTCGTCTCGCATGCTCTCCGATTCGGAGCTGGAGTTGCTGTACACCTTTCTAAACTCCGTGAACGAGGCAGCGAGAATGGAAGAGGATTGGTGGCGTCAGGCCCTGTGTCATTCGCCAAGATCTACTCAACGCTGAATGAAATTCTCCGTAGGGGTGCCT